ATTTTAAATGCTATTGACGGTCAAGAGATTGATATATTTGATGGGTCGCCACCGTGTGACTCATTTTCTACTGCTGGCAAAAAATCCAAGCTATGGGGTAAAGAAAAAAAATATTATGAGAAAACGCAATCGACCGACGATTTATTTTTTGATTACGCTCGACTGATAAAAGAAACCCAACCCAAAGTATTTATAGCTGAAAATGTGAGCGGGCTAGTTAAGGGAGTATCGAAGGGTTACTTTAAAATCATTTTACAAGCCTTGCGAGATTGCGGGTATAATGTCAAGGCGCGGTTACTCGATGCGCAATGGCTCGGCGTGCCACAAGCTCGACAGCGTGTTATCTTTATTGGGGTACGTAATGACTTAAATCTTGAGCCAGTTTTTCCATCACCATTACCTTATAATTATTTTGTAATTGATGCGATACCCGACGTGTTAGACGAGAGTGATGACAAGATAACGCCAGATAACGATATTCGACCTTATGCGATTTATAAATTCTGGAAAGAAACTAAAATAGGCAAAAGTCATAAAAAATGGTTTAATTTAACTCGGATACACTCGCATCGCCCAGCCCCAACAATAACTGGGCGAGCTCCTACTGGCGCGTCGCAAGTTTGTCATCCAATACACCCGCGAGTGATGACAATTGATGAGTTAAAACTACTACAATCTTTCCCAAGTGATTTTGAGTTTATGGGCGACGTATCAAAACAACGCGCGCGCATTGGGTTATCTGTCCCGCCTGTTATGATGTCTCATATTGCAAATACAGTCCGGCATCAAATACTAGACAAAGTAAAGTAATTTTACACATCCGACAATATAAAAGAGGTGCATGATGAAACGCGAGCGATACACTGCCGAGCAGGTCGCTGAGGCGATAACAGAGACAAGAGGCTTTATAACCTACACTGCAAAGCGTCTAGGATGCTCGCGCTCGGCTGTCTATGATTACATTAAACGCTATCCCATTTGTGCGGATGCCGTTGCTGATGCCCGCGAGGGGTTTCTCGATATGGCTGAGATGGCACTGCACAAAAAAGTACAAGATGAGGACATTACCGCGATTATCTTTGCGCTTAAAACCGTCGGGAAATCGCGCGGATATGCCCAGCGTTACGAGTTGACTGGTAATGACGGCGGGGCGTTAGAGGTTAAAATCGACTATGGCGACGGCGACGATTTCGCTTAACAAACCCCATCAAGCCCAGCGTGACATACTGATGGATAGGACGCGATTTCGTGTGCTATGTATCGGCAGGCGTTGGGGTAAAACCGAAGTGCTCATCATCGCGATGGTAAATCGATTACTCAAAGGACAGCGGATATGGTTTTGCTCTCCCACAAATCGCAATAATAAACAAGTTTTCCCCAAGCTCAAAAAGGCACTCGCGGGCATCCCTGATATATATATCAATAACAGTGATTACATTATCGAGCTCCCCAACGGCGGGCATGTACAATTTATCTCATTACACGAGCCTGATAACCTGCGTGGTACAGGGCTCGACCACATCTTTATCGATGAGGCGGGATTCATTAAGCAGGGCGTATGGGATGCCGTTTTACGCCCGATGCTCTTGACGACGCAAGGGGGCGCGACGTTTGCCAGCACACCCAACGGGACGGGCACCGATTTTCATGCATGGTATACGCGAGGGCTCGACCCACTCGAGCCAAACTGGAAAACGTACCACCTGCCATCGCACTCATCCCCACTTATCCCAGCTGATGAGCTTGACGACATTAAACGCCATACACCCGAGCGGGCATATCGTCAAGAATACCTTGCTGAGTTTTTAGACGATGGGGGCGCGGTATTTCGTAATCTCAGGGCGTGTATACAACCACCACCCGAGCGATGGGGGCGCGTCGTGTTTGGTATCGACTGGGGGCGTGTGAATGATTACACCGTCATTGTCGCGATGGATGCCGACACGGGTCGTATGCTTGCGATGGATAGATTTAACCAAATCGACTGGACATTACAGCGCGCGCGTCTTGAAGCGATGGCGACTCAATACCGCCCGTTTACCATCCTTGCTGAGCAAAACAGTATCGGCGATGTCAACATTGAAGAGCTCAAAAAGTCAGGCTTACCCGTCAAGCCATTTAAGACAACAGCGCAAAGCAAAGCCGAAATCATAAATATGTTATCATTAGGATTAGAGCAGGGCGACATCGGCATACTAGACGATGAGCAGGTCATCAGTGAGCTACAAAACTATACAGTCGAGCGACTCCCATCGGGCGCGTTTCGATACACCGCACCCAGTGGGTTACATGATGACATCGTGATGGCTCTAGCGTTGGCAAATAAGGCACGGGCTCTCCCGTCAAGGATTTTTGTATAATGGCAAATTATAAATCGATACCCATACGTAATATGCCACCCGAGGCGTGGCGGTCGGTGTTTGGTGATGCCGTCGAAGATGATATTTATAGCCTCGCTCGGAGTGTCCCGTGGTTGTATCGTGGGATAAACGTAATCGCTGAGGCAATTGTCAACTTACCGCGCAACTGCGAGGCGTTAGACGATGCCGGGGTTATTGTCAACTACCCGACACTGTTAAATGAAATCGTAGGCGACTATTTGCTCGCGGGCGCAATGTTTGCATGTATGGAGGAAAACCCCGCAGGTAAACAGCGCACCGTGAGACGATTCCACCCCCGCACGATTAAACTCATCACAGACCCAGCTGATGGGCTTGTCGGTTTCGAGCGTAATCTCAGGGACAGCACACCCGCATTTTACGCTGTTGATGAGCTCGCCTATTCATGGATTCCAAGCCGTACAAGTGAAATCGCGATAGGTGATGCGCCTGCACGCGCTGCACTTCGAGCGAGTGGGTTACTCAATAGCATCGATGAGCACGCCGTCAAATATTTCGAGGCGGGTGCGATTAACCCAACGATTGCTAAGATTGCAGATTTTCAGACGTACCCCGAAGCCGAGCAAGAGCGCACCAAATCGATATTACAGCGACTACTCGGGCGTGGGCTTGACAGCTCGCATCGCATCGCTCCAGTGGGTACAAATATCGAATTTGAAACCATCGGCTCTCCAATGTCAGAGTTAGCAGTACCTGAGCTCACAAACTCAAAACGCGAGGACATCGCGACCGCGCTGGGCATCCCGCAATCGCTACTCTTTAGCAACGCGACAAACTTTGCAACCGCCCAGCAGGATAACCGCCACTTTTACGAGAAAACGATTATCCCACTCGCGCGCAAAATTGAAGCGATGTTTAATCATTACTTTATGCAGTACGGCATCGACGACGCGCTGGTATTTAATGAGCAACAGCTCGAAGTATTCCAAACTGATGAGGCGATGCGCTCCGGGTCGCTTGTCAATTTGGTAAACGTGGGCATGCCCTTGACTATCGCGATGGAAGTACTCGGCTATGACCTCACCGATGACCAATGGGAGCGGTTGGGTGTCACGATGGATGATGGCGATGAGATGCCGGAGCTTGACGAGATGCTCGAGCCTGAGCCTGACGATGTCGAGCCGATGCCTGCTCAGATGGTCGACGAAACCGACGACGATAACAAAAACATCAAGCCGATACCGCCTCAGTATCGTCATATTGATTTTTACCCAAACGACACCATGCGAGACAATGCGCGTCGCGGGCTCGAGCTGAGAGATGAGTTTGGGCGTGGCGGGACGAGCGTGGGCATCGCACGCGGTAAACAAATCGCAGAGGGGCGCGAGATATTACCGCCCGACGTTTTGAGCATGTATAGCTATTTCAGACGGCACGAAGTCGACAAGCGCGACGATTGGGGCGACCCATCAAACCCCACGAATGGCTATATCGCTTGGATGCTATGGGGCGGTGATGCTGGGTACACGTGGGCGACCGCACGACGCGAGCAGATGATACGAGCCGATGAGGGGGACAGCGATTCGAAATCGATTGCGGTAATGGATGCGAAAGATGATTTATCGCGATGGCAACGCAAGGCATTAAACGCCATGAAATCCAAAAATACAGGTGATGTATCGTTTGTGAGTGATGCCATCCCTGAGATATTACACGTTGCTATATCGGCTCAACTCGAGGACGTGCGTAACCGTGATGAGATTAAGATGATTTTCGATAGCGCGATGCAATATTTCGAGCATGACCACGCGCATGATGGGGAGGCTGTCTATGCCTATTGATGACAAACGCCGTCGCGAAATCGAGGCAGAGCTCGCGCGTCAACTTAGCTATTTTAGCGCGTCAACACGTCGCCAGATTATGGAGCTTATCGGTGACCCGCCGAGCCTCGACAAACTGACCCCAGAGGTATATCGCGAGCTCGCCATCGGGTTTAATGGCATTCTAGGGTTTAGCCTTGAGCAGACGTTTATCGAGGCATCCAATGCCCTGATGGAAAATATCGGATTTTATGGCGTGTCGACTGACCTCATCAACGAGGGGGCTGTCAACTGGGCGCGGTCTTACGTGCCTGCCGTAGTCGACAAGATGATTGATTTTCGAGAGGTACAAACCCAGCAGTATATCGTTGATTACTACGAGGGCAAATATGATTTCGCTGGGCTCGAGAAACGGGTTGCGCGATTGTACGGACCAGATAAAGCATCTCAAATCGCCATGACTGAGACCACACGCGCAGCGAATGAGGGACAGCGCCCCGTTATCGAAGAGCTCGAAAGCGAAGGCGTGGTGATGCGCGGGGTATTTCAGACGGTAAGCGATGGGTTTGTATGCCCGATATGCGCGCCGTTAAATGGCGAGGTCTCAACCGTGACGGGCTTTGATACTCAGTTTTTTAGTGGCGACAAGAGCTTCAGGATGCCACCGCTACACGTGGGATGCCGATGCCTCGTATCATATGAGTATCAGGAGTAACTCTATGAAAATCACGTTTACAGTCAGAGCCGATAAAGCCGATGGAATGTTACGACAAGCCCAGAAGATGCAGGGACTTAAGACAGGCATCAAAGCGGGTAGCGTGCATCTTGTGAGTAAGCTCAGGGTATACCCGCCATCACAATCGACATACAAGCGGACGGGTACACTTAAGCGCAAATGGTCGCACCGCATCACAAACAACGGTTACATGGGGCTCATCGGTAACAATACCAAATACATGCCCCGGGTACAGGGCGACCGTCAAACGCCGTACTTTAAGCGCGTATGGGCTAAGCACTCAGTTGATTACGTGGTCAAAAAGAATTACAAGAGTATACTCAATATTGTACGCAATGAGATTAGAAAGGCTATGCGATGAGCGAGCAATTAATACACCTAGGCTCTAATATCAAGATGACCGACCAAAACGAGGTAAGCGGTTATCTTGTGTTATACGGTACGCCTGCCGAAGCTGATTTTGAGGGCGACTATTTTACAAGCGAAACCGACTTCGATTTGACAGATGGGCGCGGGATGGCGACGATGTATTTTAATCATGGTCTCGACCCGGTGCTTAAAACTCACAAGCTTAACAGTGGCATCAAAGCCGAAATCGGTAAGGATGAGATGGGCGTGTGGATTCGTGGCAAGCTTGACGAGGCGCAAGCATATGATAAGATGGTAATAGAGTTAATAAAAGCACGACAAGCTGAAGGTAAATCGCTCGGATGGTCGAGTGGTGTGCCGAGTCATTTGGTCGAGCGCGTCAAAACAGGTAACGCCTATCACGTCAAAACGTGGTCACTAGGTAGCGACGCGAGCCTCACTCACACCCCAGCCGATTATCGCAATCAAGCGACATACAAAACGCTTCAAATGCTACCGATTAGCTCAACCCCTGAGCTTGACCCAGTAAAGACCGATGAGACGGTAAAGACTGTAAAATCCTCAGACACTTTAAACGTACAAATCACACGAGGTCAAATCATGACAGACGAAAACAAACAACCGACCCCAGAGCCGATGGACAACGTCCAAAATGCAATTGATGGTCGCATTAATGAATTTATGGCGCAAAATGACAGCCTCAAGGCTGATGTCAAGGGTCTGAGCGATGCGCTCGCACAATTGACCCAATACATGGAAGACAGCCCAGCGATTCGCAAGAGCGGTTATTTCACACAAGACGGCGGGACAGCGGATGCCAACATTAAATCATTTGGCGACTGGGCTCTCGCGGTTAAGCGTGGCGATACAAAACGCCTCAATAAAATTTATGGGAGCTACAAAGCCCAAACATCCGCAAGCGGTGCAGATGGCGGTTACCTTGTGCCTGACACATTCTATAATGAGCTTGTGCAGATGGTCGTACAAAATAGCGCCGTTGTCGCAGGTGTATCGCGTATGCAGGTATCAAGCCCAGCGGGTACATACCCGAGCCTTGATATGTTTACCGCCCCGACAGCCGGCGTAGGTGACACCGCGCTCGCAGGTGGTGTAACAACAGCAAACCGCGCCGAGGGTGGGAGCTACACCGAAACCGACGCAAGCTTCGACCAAGTGACATTTAACACAAATGACGCTGTAAGCGGTTTGGTACGCGCATCTCGCAAGATGGTACAATCAGTCCCTGCACTCGAGAGCTTGCTACGTAACCTCATCTCAGTCGCGTATCAGTCGAAACTCGAGTACTTCATTTTACGCGGTACAGGTAACGCGCAACCGCTCGGCATCCTGAATGCTGATGCGCTTGTAAACGTAACCCCGGCCACAAACAGCACATTTAAAATCGACGATGTCGCTGCAATGACCGCACGACTCAAAACACTACAGGGGCGCGTCGCGTGGATTATGCACCCGTCGATGTATACTGACCTCATGAAGCTCGAAGTCGGTACAGGTGGCGCGGTGTGGTTGCAAAACATCGCAGGCGGTCAACCTCAGACACTGAGCGGATATCCGATTTACTTTAGTGAGCACCTGCCACAAGCCGACTCTAGCGGTTGCGTTGTGCTTGCTGATTTGGGCGCGTATGCACTCTTCGAGTTTGGTGGCTTGTATGTCGACTACTCTGAGCATCGTTTCTTCGATACAGGTCAGGACGCGTGGCGATTCGGTCAAGAGCTCGACGGTAAGCCATGGCTACAAAACCCGATTACACTCGGTGGCCCGGGCGCGGCGTATCAGCAATCCGCATTTGTAAACTTTAACGACTAGGGAGCGATAGACTATGGCAAGCATCTCACAAATTAACGAGCGTCTCGCGCTCATCGGTACAATTGACCCCGACGCGTACAGCGCAAACACCTACACCAGCGACGAGATTAACATGGCGGATTTTAAGCGCGTCGTGTTTATCCTAAGCGTTGGCGAGCTCGGCTCATCCGCGACAGTCGACTTTGAAATCAACGGCGGGGCGACAAGCAACCCCGGCTCACTCGCGACCCTCGTAACTGGCAAAGACGCGACACAACTCACCCAAGCGGGTAGCGACAGCGACAAGCAGGTTATCATCGAGGTATCAGCTGAGGAAGCAGCCGCGCAAGGGTTGCAATACCTCGAGGCTGAGGTAATCGTCGGGACTGCGGCGTGTGACTTGGGTCTCATCGTACTCGGCGAGCCTGCACACTATAGCGACACCGCTGGGCTTGACCTTGCGACAGTAGCAGAGGTAATCGGCTAAAATGGCATACGTTACGCTGGCAGAGGTTAAG